CCGAAGTGGGTCAGCAGTTCGTTATCATCAACAATACAAATGGTGCGGCAACACCCAACTTAGGTACAAACAACGCAATCGCAACAAACTGGACAGATAGTGCCTCAACAGGTACATCATACACAGCTATGGCCGATGAAACCGCAAGAACCTACATTTGCCCTGTAGCTGATAAGTGGATTTACATCGGGTGATTGAATGACATACATGACGGGTAAAATCGGATGCTGTCAGCAGTTAGAAACCGCAAATGTGCCTGACCCCGATATTTGGGCTAAGTCATTATCCGGCATAGGCAGTAGCAATATTGATCAGACTTACGACTTAGACAGTAAAACGACATACGCTCATGGCGTTGGGTTGAAACCAGACGGTTCTATTTTGTTTGCAGGTTCAATGAATGGAACATTCAACGATTATGTGATTGAATATCCTTTGAGTACCAACTTTGACCTTGATACAGCATCCGTATCAAGCACAGCTTCAGACCACTTATCTATCGGTGCTTACGAAACACTACTCGGTGGTTTTGATTTTGCAGATGACGGTAACAAGCTCTACACATTCGGAAGGACTGTTGTTGATAGATGGGATTTATCCACCGCTTATGACCTCTCAACAGGATCTCATGTGACAAATACATTATCAGTTTCAAGTCAAACATCTCATATGTATGACGGCTATGTGAGAAATGATGGTAAGAAGCTGTATGTTGTTGGCTACCATCCAGACAATGTTTATGAATATGATTTATCAACGGCTTATGACTTAGGCACAGCGAGTCATAATCAATCATTTGACATATCGGCCAAATCAGCAGTAACATCTGGAGTCCATTTTTCAAGTGATGGATATGCCTTTGTAGTGTATAACAATAGTGATGGTAAATGTCACAAATACAATCTTTCAACCGCATGGGATATATCAACAGCGTCATTTCATTCATCATCAGGAAGCTTTGGTTTAAGCACAGGTGGGGGTATTTGGTTTGATGACGATTGGAGTTATTTGTATATCATAGAAGAAGGAGATGATGAAGTCAATAGAGTCGTGTTAGCTGCCGTTCCGGGTGTCCCTACAAGCTTAGCAATAACCACAGCTTCAACTTCACAGCTAAACCTATCTTGGTCAAGTGGCGGAGATACCGATTCATATCAAATATCAAGATCCACATCATCGGGTTCGGGCTATTCACAAATTGCGACAGGTGTTACGGCAACATCATACAGCGATACCGGATTGAGTACAGGAATACGGTATTATTACAAGATTAGAGCTGTCAATACTGAGGGCAATAGTGCATATACAAGTGAAGTGAGCCGTTTTACGGCTTCCGGTCAAGTCACAGGACTATCTGCAACTGCTACATCAAACACCCAAATTAACTTGTCATGGTTAGGGCCGATTGCAGCCGGATACAAAATTGAACGCTCTACATCATCGGGTTCGGGCTTTTCACAAATAGGAACAGCAGGGTTAGGTGCAACATCTTTTTCGGCAACAGGATTGACATTGAATACTACCTATTACTTTCGAGTCCGTGCATTTACCGACCCCGGAGCAGATGGGGCATACTCATCCGAAGCCAACGCAACTACTCAGAATAATGCAAGCGCACCAACAGGAGTAAGCATAGCAACCAGCTCAAGTGGAAATTACAATAATGCAGTATCCGTTGAAAATGTAAATGTAGGAAGTAGCGGGCAACAACCTCTCGCTCTTGAGGATGGTTCAGGATTTAGCTCAAACACAGCTACCATCACATTGACTTACAGTCCCGATTACGAAGCGGCTATGAATGCCAATAGCGGAGTGTTAGAAATACGAGTTAGAGGCTATATTCGAGCTACAGGGGCTACATCTTTTGCTTGGGAAACCAAAAATCTTAGCATAGATCAAGATACATATAGTGCGTTAAGTTCAATCACTACAACAGGTTCTAATTCTTCTGATCAAGACGAAACAGGGTCAAGCGGTGATATAGGCAAAAGAGTTAGAATGATTCATAATTCAGGCGGGCGTGGATACCTTATGTTGAATACTTCGGGGGATGGAATTAGTTACGATGTGTTGGCTGATGCTACCAATAGTAGTGGCTCTACGGCAGCCAGCGCACTAACGATTCAAATACAGGTGTGATATTATGCGTTGGGTAGTAGAGGGGATACCAGAAGGGGAATCTGGGCGATTTTCCATTGAAATATTAGACTACCAAAGAGTAGATACAGAACCAACAGCTCCTTTGTCTTGGCAGACATACTGTAAATATGCAGATGTGGCTGACGGAACATATACTGTTTTATTCGAAGCTTATGGTGAAAATCGAGCTAAGCTAAACATTATGCAAGATACAGAAAGAGAGTGCAGGGAACACAAATGGGTTACTGAGAGAAGTGGATCGGTGTTGATAGGTGGCTTAGGGATAGGGATGATTAACATCCCACTATTAGCTTCAGACGATATTACAAGTGTTACTATTATTGAGAAAGAGCAAGATGTTATTGATTTGGTTTGGGAACATTGTGCAAGGGATGACCGATTTACATTGATTCATGCCGATATAGACACATGGGAAGTTCCAGAAGGAAGCTATTGGGATTTTGCTTGGTTTGACACTTGGCTTACTCACAAAGAACCGATAGAAGAATACATCCAAAGAATGTTTGAGAAGTATGGGGATTCCGTAGGCGACATAAACGGTTGGAATTGGCCTTACATCCCTGTCAAGGATGATAGCATTCAAGAACCATAAGCCACCCCCATGCACCAATGGCAAAGAAAGGCAAGTCCAAAAAGGCCGAAGAAACGGCAGAACCTCAAGAGCGTGTTATATCGGGAGAAGAGCTTTTGGATATGCTCAAGCGATCTGAGGTCATTTCAGCCGATAGATTGGTTTTTGTTAGAGCTTTAGAGCGATTCTATGCAGCCGTTGATGGTGCAAGAACGCAGTTATTGAACGATATTAACGAGATTCAGAACGCAATACGCATTAGAGATGAGGGCGTTATACCAGAAAATCAAGAGTCAGACGCTGAAGAAGAATGATTTTTAGCAACTGCTTAAGAACGATTGTCCTTCGTAGTCTATTTGATAGCCATGGCGAACACGCTTTACAAAGGTGACTTAGCGGAAGTATCCTTCGGCAAAGAAACCGGACTTAGAATTGATGGAAAAACATCTCAAGCTAATTGGGTTCATACCTCAGTATCAGGGAATACCAGTCTTTTGACATTGGGTGCTGACGAATACTGGACTACAACAGGCCCTGATTTGAAATTGCCCGATAACATACTAATTGGTTGCACATTGAGGATTGAAGGCGGAGATGCTTACTCCGCAGATGACTTTGCATCCACCAAGAGAACATACTACATTACTGCAAGCGATACCGGAGCAGGTACGATTACTGTTCAGCCAGCTTTATTGACGGCTGCCGGAACAGCGACTAAAGATGACGATAACTTGGTAATTGATTTCTATCGTTGCCCCACCTTTGAAACATCTATGACCACCACTAATCAGCAGGTAAAGACGGATCAGTTCATCGGCCTGTTGAATGAGTTCGCAATACCCGAACCAGAAATTGATGTTAGGCAACAGCACATTGTTGGTCTTGGAAGAGATGTAAATATCCTAACAAGCGGTAGAGAAACCCTATCGGGCGGTTCTATGCAACTAAATGCACATACTCTAAGGTGGATGAAATACGCACTGGGCGGTCATTCGGCCAAGAGTCAAGGTGAGTTTGCATACAGCTCGGTAGCAGGGACAGCGATAGGTGGCTTCCCACTAAATATCGCAACAGGTTCAGTTACCGCTACTCTTGCAGCTCAAGGATATGGCGTTTCAGACAATACAGATAATTCAATTACCGCAACAAATAGTTCGGCTCTTACTATGACAGGAAATAGCCTGACGGGTAATTTCCTATTAGGCGGAATGGTTGCAGCAGATACAGGCACGGACATTACATTCGATACTGCAATAGCAACCACATTTGAAAACGCCCTTACAACGGGTGGAATCTTCAAGGTTCTCTCGGCTACGGGTGCTGTTCTATATGGATCCTACGGTTCAGCTTCGGGGGCGGTTTTGAGTACCTGTGCAGATATAGACTCTGGAGCTTTGGCGAGGGCGCAGACTGACGATAAAGCGGTTTATCTGTTAGGTGGCGTTACTGCTAACATATCTGCGGGCGATATTAGAATCAAAGTCGGTTCAGCCAATGCCGCTAAGTTCTCAGCCGGAACAAGCTATGTGCAAATCATAGACAAAGACAAGCACACCATACCGGGGCAAGATGCAGCTGAAACGGATCGTCAGATATTCAAGAATGAGCTTAGAAGAGTTATAGCAATAGGCACATCTAACGGTAATGATGCCGATTATATCTATGTGGAAGAACCGCTAACATTTGACCACACATCTACATCCTGTGGGGTTGAGAGGCTACAATACACCGGAACGAGCAATCAAAGAGGAAGCCCACACATAGATGCAACATCAAAAGAGCTACAATTTGGTGTGACTCATACTTTGTTCGGACACAATGTATTACCTTCATTCACGGTTGAGCAATCCTTTAGGCAGAAAGACGCAGATGTGGATTCAAAGCAATTGCTTCGTTTGTATAGTGGGTGCAAAGCAACAGAAGCTTCTATTGATGCTGATTCTGAGGGTGAAGTCAAACTAAACCTAAGTTATGAAGCTGCAAGGCACTACACGGCTACAACAAACACAATGAAACCTCACAGGATGTTTGACAATACTGCTGAATCTGCGGTAAATAGGAAAATATCAGGTATTGCAGTAGATGGTGAGAAACCATATCTATTCCAAGATGTGAATGTTGAAGTGTTCGGCAGACCAGTCCTTAGAGGAACACAGTTCAGTCTATCTGTAACTAACAACTTAGAATCACGATGGTTTATTCGAGGATACGAAGGCACTACCGTTGATAACGATCAGATCCAACACGGTGCAACACAGCTCCCTCTTGAGATTACTGAGGGCAAGAGAGAATACAGCTTCTCTATGCAAGTAATGGTTGAAGATGAAAGGCTTTGGGATGAATTGCGAACCAGAAGGCATCACAAGAATACAAACGACATTACAATCACTATGACTAAGGTTGGAAGTAATGCAACAAGAGAAACAGCAACTATTACCTTAGAGGATTATACGATTACTAAATCGGAACACCAAGTTCCGTCTGATAAATCACCAGTTATGGCTGATGTGGAGATACTGGTAAGGCACATGAAGATAACAGAAAGCTCGCCTTACTTCATACTATGATGAAAACGGTTATGAAAGAGAGAAAGATGAGGTGATACAATGAGGATACACGGAACGGTAATTGTTGGTGGTTCAAGCCACCTTGTTGATTGGACTATTGATGGAGAAGGAGGGATTACATCTGCGGGTGGCTTGAGTCCGTCTGGTTTGGCCGTAAGTGGGCTTGTAGCTCTTGTTGATGCTGAAGCTGAAGAAGTAGTGGCTGAAGTATCTGATAACTATGAGGAATTAACAGTAGTAGATTTGAGAGTTCTCCTAACAGAAAGGGGAGAGCCGATTTATGGTAACAAGGCCGACTTAATTGCTCGGCTTAGGGCTTGGGAGGCATCCAACCCTAACGGTGTTGCGGTTGTAGTAGGAGAAGCTACGGAAGATTCGGGGGAGTCTGATGAAGTAGCGGTTGAAGGCGAGTCAGAAGGTGATATGATTGAGTAATCGTTTCATAATCAGTAGTGATCCAGACCATCATACGATAGAAACCGATGAGGGCAACCTTGAGGTTTGGATTAAGCCATTATCTTGGATTGAGCAACAAGAAGCTCTCACTAAGTTCGTTGAGTTCAATATGGATGGAGATGATATTAACCCCCAATTGGATTTTGGTGGCTATTGGAAATATGTTCTCAATAAGTGCGTGGTAAGAACCGAACCTCAAATCAAAAAGTCAGATTTGAATAAGCTAAAACCCGAAGTCGGTTCAAAGTTACAGGCCGTATTGCCCAGTCTTACTAAATTGATGGAAAGCATGGGTGGCGACACAGCCCCTTTGGAATAACCTTCCCTAACTTGAAGAAGTATATTGATAGTGAAGGGAAGGTCAATCCTTTCAGCAAGGAACAAACAAACGCCTTGACTTTTCAAACGATTAGATTTGTTCTCGGAACGCATTTCAATTGCCCACCTCATTCATGGGATAATCAACCGTATGATCGTGTTATGCTCGATTATATGTTCGTTCAAGTGTCGCAAGAAAAACAGGCAGAAGCCTTAGAAAAACAACGTAAAGAGCAACAACGGCAGTATAACAAAGGTAACAATAAAGGCGGGCGTGTTATACGGACTACCAGTGATGCGGGGGAGCTGGAAGATTTCTTTGAACGTGTCAATGCTGACATGAGAGGGGAAGGGGATGGCGGCAGGTGATTTTACAGCCGGATTAAGCGGATTAGCCAACGCTATGGTTGGAATGAAGAAATCAAGTAAAGAAGCTCAAGTGGCCGCATTAAAATACAAAGCGTTGAACACGACATTAGGCCCTGTAACTGATATATTTATGAAAGCAAAGCAGTATCTTATTCTGTTAGCTGAGGCATTTACAGACACAGATAAGACCGTTGATGATATGACTGAATCTGTTGAAGCATTGGATGACGCATTAAGCCCATTAACAAAAACGCTTCAAGCCATGAAAATGTCAATTTTATTCCTTGTTGGCATATTTGCTTTAGTATCAACAGCTCTTGTGTTATTTACAGGATCAATAGCTGGGGCTACAGCCGCATTTCCTGAGTTCTTTGCGGCATTTGAAAGCATAAAGGATTCTATATTGGAAGTTATTGGTCATCTTCAAGAAATAGGAGCTACAATTCTTGGATTAGATTGGTCGCCTTTGGTGAATGTAGCTAAAGTGGCAATCATGGGTCTTATATCGCTAATAATGCAATTCTATGTTTTTGCATTCAATGTGATTGCTATGGTAATTGGAGAGTTCGCTAAATTATTTGCATATATGGAAGAAACAGGGGCGTTTCAAACGATTATTGACGGTTATTCAGGTATTTTGACCGCAGTATTGTTGGTATTCGGATACATTGGAGAAATATTGAATGCGTTTGGTATAAACTTTGATACGGTGTTTGCAGCCGTATCAACAATCTTTGGTGGTTTTGTTGATTTCTTGATAAATAGCGGTTTGTTGCTATTCTTTGCGGATTTAATTGGTTGGATAGGTGCGGTCTTACCGCCCTTTGTGATCGTAGTAGGAGAAATATTAGTCCTAACTGCGAAAGTTCTTGCATTTTTCTTAGGGCCACTTGCGGTTGGCATTGTTAGTGTGGTAAGAATTATCATCAATCTAATTGCAGGTGCAATTGCGATAGTAGTAGCCGCATTCCGCATCGCCTTTGCAGTATTAGGTGGTATTGCAGATGTATGGATGGCTATCTTTACGGGTAATTGGAGTGCTATACCGGGAATACTCATGGGGATAATTACTACGGTGTTAGGTATAGCTGGTGATTTACTTTCTTCACTAATTACTATATTCCTCAACATTGGAGAAGCTATTCTTGCACCATTCATATACGCATTTAATCAAGTGGTTGAATTACTTACACCAATTGGAAGAATGATTGCAGCACCGTTTATTTGGGTTGCAGGTGTATTATGGGGATTGGGTGAATCAATATACAATGCGATAGCTACCCCTTTCTCAAACGCTATTGGTTATGTAACAGGCTTATTTGGTGATTTGTTGGATTATGTTTCTCCAATCGGTGAAATGATTTTAGCACCATTTAATTGGTTTGTAGATTCATTACTTGGTATTGGTAATTCAATTTACGATGCGATAGCAGACCCAATATCTGATGCTATCGGTTTTGTTATGGATCCAATCAATGAATTGCTTGATGCAATTGATTCAATATCATTGGGCGGTATTGCTGATTCGGCAGGTGATTTCTTAGGTAGTCTAACACCTTGGTCGTCTGGAGGTATATCAAGAGGGCCGACAAGCGGATACCCCGTTGCATTACACGGAACAGAAGCGGTAGTTCCTCTTCCAGATGGTAGAACGATTCCTGTAACCGTCAAAGGCATGGGTGGTGGCGGTGGAGATAACATCACAGTCAATATTGCTGTGAAGGGCGGTGGTAATGCTAAGGAAATAGCTAAGGCCGTCAGTCAAGAGGTTCAACGCACATTCAGAAATAGGTCAAGAGGAATGGGCTTTACAAGGGGTGTCTGATAATGCCGAAAATACAACTTATTAGAAGGGATAGCTCAATCATTGAGTTAGATGCAAATACCATCACCTTTGATTTGAAACGAGGAACGACAGTAGCACCTATTCCTTTCTTAGGTCAGCGTTTCGCCATAGATACCAATCTTACAGATGTTGGTATATCAATAGGGGGCATAGTTACTGATGATGACAGCGAAGTATTGGGAACAGGATCAGCTTTTACCATAGACCTATCTCAAGCTTCAGGAACAATCCCCAGCTCAACATGGTATGGGCAGTATTCAACATCAGCAGGTTCATGGAACACAGTAAAAGCGGATTTAGATGGTGTTGAGATTTCATTCAAGTCAAAGGGGCAACTTGATGCAGGTTTAGGCGAAACTACTGCTATACGACTCGCCAACGGCACTACAACATCAAGTGTCGCAGATAGTATAATCGGTGTAAATATCAGCTCAACAACCACATCTGACTCTCTCGCCACTACTATTGTGAATGCTCTCAATTCTGCAAATATAACCATTGATGGTGCAACAACCGCCTTTACAACGGCCTTTTCCATATCTCAAGCCAAAGGCCAACAAATGAATAATTCATATTACCACCAAACAGGCGACATAAGCACCGTGTATAATGGCGAACAGATTCTAATCAAAAACAAATCAGTAGGATCGGGTGGAGATGTTGCAGTTACTGTGCAGAAAGGCGTAAATGCGGGCAGTAATACATACGCTTTGGTTGATGGTTCAAGAGCTAAATGGGATAAGGCGTTTTATGTTAGCAATATGACTGGTGGTGTTAATTCCAATAAAATGACGATGGGCGATAAGGTGCAAGAATTACTGAATCTTGCTAATATGTCTGCGGGTGGTGCTTTACTCTCTCCAAATACACTAACAGGAGATGTAATTGATTTGCCCGATAGTGTTGCATCCTTTGACGCATCAAGATTCCTACAAATTGAAGATGCTGATGTAGTGAAGAAGTATATCGTAGGTGTTCGAGTTCCTTATGAGTCAATAGCAAGTTCAAGCACAGGCCAAGAAGTATTGAGGCAATTCGTAGTACCCGCAGGGCCGGGAACAAATTATTCTGCTTCACAAAACACAAGAGAGTTTGACCCCGTGTCAATTGTAAATAACGAAAAAGTGCGACCTAACCCATATTTGGAACAAGGTGTCGCATTACCTTGTACTCTTCTGACTTGGAATCCTTCATACGAAGCTGGCGATGGATTTTGGAGTTATGAATTGAGCTTGGCTGTTGTTGAGCAATTGGTCGGTATTTGAGATGGGTTTGATTCGTTATCATGGTAAAGCCGTTAGGCTAAATGGCCTAACTGATGGATTGGTCGTGCCGACAGGCAAGTTCCGTGAATCGGGTATAGATCTAAGACACCCTGCATTTGCCGCAACCGCAAAATCGCCTAAGAGCGATGCACCAAGAATAGGTAGATTGCATGAACCTTCAATTTCCAATCCATTGAACACGATTAGAGGTGCATTTACCATTGATGCGTGTATCATCCCAGATTATGGCGGTGTTGTTCTCGAAAAACCCGGTCAGTTCAAGCTAACCTATGGAAATCCCTTTTCTTCTGGGCCGATGGTTTTTGATGTGACTACGGATGAACGCACATACCGCTTAGAAACCACATACAATGTGCCTGTAGCTACTCAAAGCAATTCAGGAACATATAGTGGTGGTGAGCATAAGCCACACGACCTTACTCTTGGAGAACAACCATTGGTGATGCTCACAGCTCAATTCACAAGGCAGTTCATTCGCTGTTATATCAATGGCGATCTCGTTGCTGAACAAAACCTTGCAGGTGAAAAACCGTTAGTAGCTGAGAAATCTTCTGACTTGTTTATAGGTGGTCAAGGTGGAGAGTTTAGGGGGATAATAGAGTCAATAAGATTGAATCGAGGGATTACAGACCCTAAATTAGAACCATTGACCAACAACGACACCACACTTGGACTGTGGTTATTTGAAGATGATTTTGAAATGCCCGATATTTACTTCTTTGACAATGCCCGTGCAGCTGTTACGAATCAAGGGAGAGATGGGCCGGATACTCATGATGGTTTGATGCCTTTGCCTATGGTAGCAGTAGGACATACATTCACAGGCGATAGCGGTACTACATTCAAGATTCGTGATTATCCAGCTAATCCCAATGCAAGTGTGGATCGTTATACCGCATTAGAAAAGTTAGCATCTTACATCACAGGCGTTGATTTGAAGGACATTAAGAATCAAACGTGGTATGCTTCGGGAACATTAAGCTTGACCGATGCAGAATACTTTAGCGGTGTTGCCTCAACTTCATTAAATGCAATAATCAACCATTCTGGAACACACCCACTAACTGGTCTTTGCACCAGTCCGGCAAGCAAGATGATAAGATGGGCTGATGATGTAGCGACAGCTTCAGCTACTGCGGTTGATATGAATCCCATGTCAATAGTCCCAGAGAGAGTTAGGATTACTGCAATAGATTTTGTAAATAGTAAATTGAGCTACACATCTATTCATTTGGCTAATGATGAGCAGAATAATGGCGTTGATAATCTCCCCGAAACTCAAAAGCCATTGTTCCCACCAAGCACGGATGCACTTGTATGGTTTGTATTAGGAAAATCCGATGTATTGATAGATCAAGGTAATGAGAATACCCATGCGAGCGTAGGCGGTCAGAAAACAAGGGCAAAGGACACATTCACAAAATACACATTTACTCAGAATCAAAGATTCTCAGATAGCACTGGTTTTGACAATGACGCATATTTTATATCACCAAAAAGCCGAACACTTTCATCAAATAGTGCTACTGTGTTAGCTGACCCTGCTGATACATATCCAGCTATGGGTGGTGTAACATCATACACATTGGTTGATGGTGATTTCTTCCTCAAAAAATTACCACAGCCCGATGAGCAGACGGTGAAGCAGACCGTTCAAGGAATTGCTAACTCGTTTGAATATATTAGCGATGATATGTCTATTGGCTCTATAATCGGACAAAACGATATAGTCAAAGTTACTGAGAATGTATATTCTGGTGGAATTACAAGAGTCATTAACACATCATCATCAGTATTAGCTACAGATGCAAGTAGCGTTCCCTTCAATAGGATAATTACGGAATCAGGGGTAGGGGCATACGATACAAACAGCTTTTCTGCATCCACCCGTGATGAAATAGTCGCTTTGGCGGTTGAAGATGTTAGGCCATTTATGCTAAAGGGCTTAGATACAGATCATACAGCTCAATTATCCAATGGCGTTCCCACCAATGACGCATACATCCGACACCTAACCCCTGAGAAGGAAGCTCGGATTGCAGTTATCAAATCACCAGCCGCACTTGTTAGTGCAGGTGGCCCTTCGAAAGTGTTGGTTTATTATGATGCAATAGATTTGACGGGAGAAGTAGTAGCTGGAACAGGGTTCAACCTTAGAAGTGGGATTAACACCAAGCTTACCGACTATCATGCAATAGGGAATACAGGTTATTTGGTCGTGCGTAAGACCGTTCCCTGCGGTAGTGCATACTTTGGCTCTAAGTCGCTCTCAGAATGGCTTAGAAAGCCATTTTCAAGCACACCTGCTAATCACAAAGACATACTGTTCAAGATTACAGCTCCGGGCGGGCTAATTTCAGTTCCGACAGCATCATTTAACGGCACATTCTCAAGCCATTCACTAACAGCTTCACCAACAGGCGACATAACACCCTCTCCTTTCATCAATATCGAAGATTGTGTAGTTACAGTAGGCACGGGCATTCAAGGATATGGCCGACCAAAGCCCGTTCCAAGCACTAACACCCCCGATGACACAAGCAACTCGGAATACCATTCATTATTCATAGAAAACATACAACGGTCAAAACAGACCGATTATAGAGGCCAAACTCAAACACCTGCATCATTTAGACGTTCTAATCTAACAGGCTTTGATTTGATAGACAACGATCTCAAAACAGATGAGAGCTTGGTCTTAGTCCATCCAGCTAAGAGAAGCAGATTTGCTACATTAGACGACATACTGACTACAAGGGATGGGGGCAGTAATTCATCAACCGCTATAATTGAATTGAATCTCATGAAAGGAAGAATCGAAGAAGTAGCTCCTATATCTGACGATATGGGTACTACTCAATTGGTATTGAGGGGGCGTTCAATACTAATGGATATTGCAGATAGCAGGGCAATACGAGATTTCAATTTGAGTCAAGGTTCTCCGATTAAGGAGATAGGAGATTTAGGAACACCGACAGTTAGCTTGACTTTAGGCGGATTAGGGCAAGGCGGAATAGATATTCAACCCACATACACCGAACACCCGCTATTTCCCGGTTGGAAGGACAGAATAGTAGGTAGTGGTAATGCCTCAGTTAGGAATGACAAGCAAGCATCCACCTATTATGCCTCAACAAGAGCTATTACCGAAATACCGCTATTCCCCTCTATGTTTTTCGATGTTGATTCAATTGAAAACTCGGATAACGATTCAAGGACACCGCTATCCACAGTCAGATCCACTAAAATGAGTATTGATTGCACCATGACGGCAACAAACAGACCTCAGATGAAAACATACGAAAGCAGGTTTTCTATTGACTGGGGGATGGCTGACGATGTGGCCTCAATTGAGATTACAGACCAGTATTGGGATTTCATTACGGCTGAAACAGGCAGATGGATTTCAAGATGCCAAAGACCATCGGTTCAAGGCGTTATTACGGGTTACAATAATGGTGTTTTCACATTGGATGATGCTTCTGCATTCGCTAAAGCCACTAATGAGAGAGGCGATTCCTCATACTGTAGCGATACTGCTTTTTGGATTACAATCGGTGAAGGCCACCCTACGATTAACGATGGCTTAGGTCAATTAGTAAAGGTTGCATATACCAACGCTACCACCTTAACGAGAATAAATGGAATCCCCATACGCCATCCAGTAACATTGGCCGACCAAGACTCAACAACACCCAACGGGCTATTTACAGGTTCTGTAGCTACATTGGGTGGATACATACACTTTGGCATAGGATATGTGCAAAACGCAGATGGTAGCAACAGCTCAACCGCAGTAACAAATGCAGACTTCATAGCTAATTTGGTTGATGTAATTACAGCTTACAACTCAGCACATGGTACTCCAAGCTCATTGGATGGATATGAGTTCTCGAAATTAGCACCATTGTTGGCCGAAGAAATGGCTACCGCAGCTTGTAATCTGTTAGGCAAGACTTCATCTGCAAGACAACAAGACCCTGATAATGTAGCTCGATACCTAATCAAAGAAGGCCCTAACATGGAAGCCTTTGATTGGGATATAACTGAGGTTCAAGAGGCATCTGCTGACCGTTATACCGATCCTCCAGTCATAATGAAATGTAGCCACCTTTCATTAAAAGGCAAGAAATCCGATGGATCTGCATTAGACTATGTTCGGCCATTAGAGCTGGATTTCAACGATATTGCTGTGAAAATGGGTGACTTCAATCTATGTGTTGAAGAAGTCATTAGGCGAATTAACATGGCGGGTCATCCTCAAGCTAAGAATAGTCAAGGTGGTAGTGCCTTTGACCCGCCACCCTTGTTTGCTACGACCAATACAGATACAGGAACGCACATGGGGTATGTCCGAGCTTTTAGGGGCAAGGATACTGAGAGCAGGGATGGAGAAGCAGGGGTTTCAATCGTAATACACAGCACCGTTCCCGGTGCAACAGGCAGAAACTTCTGCGTACATATCAACAACAACACACCCTATGCCTACAAACCAGCTACGGTAGTAGGGTATGGTGGGCTATCGGCTAACAACAGCAGGTCGTATCACCCCAACTCATTCCCTGCACCGCTACCGATAGGATCAGATGGAGAAACCTATGTGCCTATATCCACATTTAGAGGCGCACCACACGGTTCTATACACGATGCTGAGGGCAACATAAGGTCATACGATGGATTAGGTGGTGTGTGCAAGATAAAGACAGTCGCATCTCCTTCTGTTGTTCAAGTATCTAATGGGGCTACCTACACCCTATGGAATGGCAAGATGGTATATCCTCAAGCAGATGTAGCATCAGCAGTATCAACAGGATATATCTCAGGATTAGCTGTTAGCATAAAAACTGAGGATTGGATGAAGAGGATAGGGGCATTGACTTCTGCTACTAACAAAGGGATAATGCGAGTCAAAGGGCAATTAGCCGATTTTGAATACATCAGTCAATCGGTAGGTTCTGGAACATCAACAAACTCATTCTACATTCAAAGAATATACCCAAGAGAGGATTTGGATTCTTTCTATCAAATCTTCTATGAAGATGTGGGTGATGCAAGTACGGAAATCAACAACATAGATGTTGAGATACTGTGGCCTCGCCTTGATCCTAATGGAATAGTATTCTTTGGCGGAGGGCATACAGGTGTGGTACTCGACATAAGCGATGGAACAGCAAATGATTACTCATCGGACTACAAGCACTTCCTATCTAAAGGCCCTACTGGATTTAGCGGATTTCAAAACCTACACGAAACATCAACAGCTTCAGCCGTTCTCGATTTTACAGACATAACAAATGAAGATACGATAAACGAAAACACATTGAGGGGGATACACCATAAGCTCAGAATAGATAGTTCGGGCAATATGGCAGATGCCTGTCGTTTTTATGCGAGATTGAATGATACATTCTCATCTGCAACATATTCACAAAGCAACGCAGTAATTACAGAAGATTTGTATGGCTCACCGTTAAGACTGACATTCACAGGAGCATCTACGCAAACTAATGGAGCTGCATATGGGGAGGATACAACTGACAAAGGATTGTTATTTGATTATGGAATGGCGGTTGCGGCCTACAATTACAATTCGGGTGTTGAAGCTGAGTATGGCCCTATGAAAGATTTTGATTGTAGGGGCGACTTCTCAATTAGTGCGTGGTTCAAATGTGATAATGCAGACGCATCAGGAGAACCCGCAGCAGGGCCGATAATATCTGGTTTGGATTCGGGGGGTAGAGCTTGGGGTCTATTCTTAGCAGGTGGCGATGAAACCAACGAAAACAACGACCAGTATGTTCAATTCACATTGGCCGCTTGTGAAGCTGATGGAACAAAGATACTGTTTATGCACGATGTTGAGAGGCTTGGTTGCCGTGTGGATCGTGATGCTTGGACTCATGTTGTATTTACTAAAACAGGAAGCAACGCTACACTATATCTTTCAAACGAATCGTATGTTAAGTTCGGCAAATCCGGTCATGGTAATGGAGAAATTAGCAAAACAGGAAATGATTTGCCCTTCAAAACAACTCAATCACAGGTAAATCTTGGCGGTGTCGGTACTGCTTCAATAAACAACTGGCTTAGAGCTACAACAGATTCTGGTTATTCGCCAGCTCAAAGTGCCGCTGCTACTATACCTTCAGCTTTAGGAACAACTGCTGCGACTAATACGACTTTGATTGGACTTTCTGCCGTAAAGAACCTCATCAATGATTCTGACGCAAATAACAAATCTCATGGTAGAATGTTTCAAGCAACATACGGCGCACCAAACAGTACTGTAAGTAATATTCCTATGAATGTAGGCAAAACAGGCTCAAGCACTTACGCTACCAGTTCAAACGGCCATGCAGGTATGGATCAGTCGGTTGAGTATTACCTAAGCAATTGCTATCTTTCTAATGTTGCAGTATTCAATCATCCATTAACAGATGATGAAGTAAGTGAGCTGTGGGCTTCAAGGGCGGTGTGGTAATGACTCGTTATACCAAGCAGTTATACCCCGCAGTAGTCAAACCATTAGCTGGCGGTTATCCGGCAAGCGGTTATTTCGCCATGCACATTACCTATCCCAATACTGAATACGCAGATGATGTTACCACTTGGCAGTATGGTGCTAATAGCACCAACTGGAAGCAGGGGCTGACGGTAATTATCAGAACGCCATTAGCAACAACTTCCGCACCATCTGAAGCTGACAATGTAATAGTGGTTGATTTGAAACAGCTCAATACCGATTTGGGCAGTAATGGAACAGGCTTCACATACAACTTAGGAAGCCAAGAAGCAACAAGAGCTATCGCTGCGAAAATAAACAGTAGGCGGGTAAAACAGGTATCAAAGAACGGAACAAGGTATCTTCGAGCAAGGTATGTTAGAATGTCGGGGAAGCCGACATACACAGGATCTGCGTTCAGAACAACAAGCGATAGCAATTTGATATTGAGGTTTGACGGAGCTTACAGAAATGGATTCCCTTCTGATTTACCTACAACAGGAACAATCACTTACAACGATTCCAATCATACAAATCTAACTTTGAATTACACTAACATATCTGGATATTACTATGGCCCTAAGCGATTAGGCCATGTAGTCACAGGACAGGATAGCAAAGCCAACTTCACTATTACAGAAAACCTATCATCAACTATTACTCAAGTGAGTAGCCATCCCGATACACTTAGCGATGCGACTTTTGAGATTGCGGGTGAGCCGGAGAAGCATACAATAGTGCTTACTTGGGAACAACGGGCTACAAGCCCGAATTGGGATAGCGATCACAATTATTGGTCGCCAGCTAATGGTGGCCCAGTAATTCAAGGATTGGGGCAAAGTGTTCCTACATGGAATCTGTTAGCTAAACCGTTGGATGGGGGCAACATGGGGCTACCTGCGACTAATTACGATTGTAAGGGGTCAGTAGCAACAGCTCATTCATCAGGACATGGATATGTTCGATTTAGCATAGAGGGGCTTAACTCATGCGACCTGCCCGATATTCCACCGCCTGATTACACAGTAACAGAACCATCTCTTAGGGGAATCACAAAGGTTGATTCAGATACCACAGGTTCTAACAAAGTTAAGATGGCGAATATGGAATATGGGACTAAGCTACCTATGACTTCGGGAGATATGCTCCATACTAAGGAAGGATACAAGGCAACAACAGGCACATCCACGAATATAGTCGCCCATACTACTGATGAATTAACATCCGTGACCACATATTCCGGTGACTTTGTAGCTCAAGGTCTGAAATATGATAACGATAGGTACGCCCCTCGACCCATATTCACAGCCAAATCCTTGAACACATCTTCCAAAGTTAGGGGGTTGCAGATAAGTAATGAGAATATGGTCTTTGATGATTTGACTACCAAAGACGACCAAGGCAACATATTGACACTATTCGGTGGTTCGCCTTGGGGTGTAGTAATTCGGGATTACAAGCTACAGAACACAAGGGAAGATCCAATTACGGGAGAAGAAGTAACAGGGCCATCAACAACAGACGGCAAATTAACGCCAAATCTCGCAATTCAGCTTCCAGACCCATCTGAAATACCGGGAGAAATATTCGTTAGAAGCGGGCATGACCGCATCCAAGCCCATTCAAACATGACTTGGGGGTTGGGTGGATTAACTGCCCCTGACCCTCGAAAACCCGGTGTAGCTGAGGATTCTAATGAGGCATCTCAGTTTGATACTCATGACCGCACACTAATTTTCCACACACAAAGGCTTCTGCATCCCGATTTAAGCACGAAACAGGGTCTGACCCCCCACACCCCCGCTGGAGCTGTTCCAAGCGGTACAACACGCTTATTCTCAGCACATAGGATAACCGACCATGCAGAAAGAGGTTCGGTATTGACTCAAACAAACAACGGCAACCCCACAGGAAATGCCTATCCACACCATAGAATACGCTTTGCACGGCAAGGACACAGCTTTGTCACCCCTTTGATGCACCGAGGCACACCGTCTGCTATGAGGCGACAATTGCATCGTTCTCACGGTTCTTCCTACACTTTATTGTTTGAAGCCGAAACAGAACACAAGCATCACGGGTTCGGATCGGGTAAGAGTTCTAACAGCACTACCGTATTTGAGCTTGATACGCTTGATACAAAGGCTCAGACGGGGTATGACCACTCAACAGGCTCTTTCGCCTCAGACGGGCTTCCATTGGGTGAAATTAAGGGATTCAGATTACCCGATGTGAAAGCTACATACAGCTCAGTTACGCCAAGAGATGATTTGGACTATCTTATTGCACCCGGACAGGAACACACCAAGCGATTAGGGGCGGGACATCAAGTCAGAAGGGGTGCGTTAAGCGAAGATGCTTCATTCTCAGTAGCTGGCCCTACGAAGCTCACTTTAGCTACTGCATTATCGGGTGGAACACGCTATAACACAGCCTCAGAAGTCAGTATAAACGGTATATTGCTTGGGGATTACCATCTCGGTGGTGGCTCTCCAATACCTACAATTACCTACGTTGGTTCGTCTGCTTACTTCGTAACAGGAAGGGAAGAAGGCGTAGCAGTACCCCGAATCGGCACGGAGTTAGCAACAGTTCCACCCCTGTTGTGTCACGATCCTGAGTATGTCAATTTAGCCGCACGGGATAGTGGGGGTGGTGGTATAACGGCAAGCAACGCAGATTTAGCTCTCCTTAGTGCTTCGAACACAGGAACGGGGGCAAAACCTGACGCATTTTTGTGTAATTGGCTTGCTGAATACAGTCATCCAGCTTTCTTCGGAACAAGCCGAGAACACTTCCTCACATTCCGCTATCGAGAAGCGGGGATGCCTCGTTCTCTCAACTACCCGCCTGTAAGAGGGCTGTATCTTCGTAATCATTCACACGCATCCACCACAGCTCAAGCTGAAAACGCACTTCCGATAGAACGACTATATGTGTATCAATGGCTTCAGAATTATGGATACAATGGATTGAATGCTGGAGGACATGGGAATACCGATGGTCTGCGTAGTGCAAATGCTGTCCTTATGGGTCATACTACTGTTAGAGAACCGCACGGCACTATCAGATTACTCAAACAATATGAGAATATAAGATACTCAAGAGGTGAAGGTATAGGAGATGCAATCAATCCAGAGAGGGAAGGGGGTATCATATCTTATGATGTGGATACCGATAGTCAGACTTTCACGAAATATATAGCCGTTAGAGATAGTATGGTTGCCTATGATATGAGTAGGAGATTACCAATAAGGGCATGGGGGATTAGGACAGCTTCAGATGCACTGGATATGTTAGCTGGCGACCCCAATGAAGGCACTAATACACAAGGAGTATATGGTAAGGCAAGATTTGACGGTGGAATACATGATTCTGTTCAGAAAATACCTAACGCCACAGATCACGGTGCTTCTTGGTTCTTCGATAAAGATTACTCCGGTGTTGAGCGTTCAACCCCTATTGGATTAGTCCTTAGCGGGCATACGGCTGATGCTACACCTTATTCAAGCATAGTGAGAAGGTCTAATCTGCCCGTCAATTCGGGTGAATCGCCAATTGGTATCGGAATTACATTAGGGCTTGAATCTGGGGGGATGACCCTTCCCACATCTATGCCCGCAGGTCTTTGGGATACTGAATACCTTGAAGCACCGTTGAAAGCAAGACCTCACAACAAAGGCTCAGATCCATTCATTGACCTAACGCAATACACTGGCTCAAAATCCTATGACCAATCAAAATCAAGTTCTGCTGTTGGTGAAACAACGGCATTTGGCGTAACGGGTGGCTTCTATCATCTTCGAGGGAATGCTTTGCATACCAATGCGTCAGCAATTGACCATTCGGGAATGCGTCAGCTCGCTGCGTCTAATGGTGAGAAGAAAACACACTACCCTACAACAGGATGGGGAGAGGCCACATACAATTCAAGTAATAACGCTACTAAAACCGTGAAAGCAATCCCTCTATCCGAGATAGCCGATCATCGTCAAGTCCAATCAAGAACCGAACCAAGATTAGGATTGATTATTGATACTGAGAATGAAAGAAACCTCAATAAAACGGTTGAATACCAAATCATGGGAACGAAAGCGACTTCTCTAAATACAGACCTATCAGTAGGTCAGCACTTCCCAATCACGCCTTCGTGGGTTGTTAAGACCAAGCTTGAGAAAGACGCATTCACACTTGATGGTGGAGCAGGTAGCACAGTCACCCACTCAAATGAATATGTAGCTCCGACATGGAGTCCAGATAGTGATGATGCAAAGGGGATGGGCGGTGCAGCAGTAACCGCACTATCGCTCACAGCAGGTGGTTCGGGATATTCTGATGGAACATTAACAGCTTCTGGTGGTGGGGGTTCAAGCTTTGCAGGTACTTACATAGTGAATAAATCTGTATCTTCATTATCTCATAGCGGTGGTTCGGGAGCTTATAGTTCAAGTGAAACAGGGGGAAGCATATCTGTATCGGGTGGTAATCCTACAACGGCCTTTACAGGAACATATACGACTACATCAGATGGTGCTGCGGTTTCTTCAATTTCAATTTCTTCTGCGGGTAGTGGATACAACAACACCAATGCGAGCTGTGGAGTAACGGGTGGTGGCGGATCTAACTTTGCAGCTACTTACTATGTGGGACACGCTCTTTCGGCCTTTGATGTTCAAGGTTCAAATGCTTTGAGATTGATTGCAGTACCTGTTGCTCCGCAGAATATGTCATGGAGATTGAGGATAAATGCAAGTAAAAGCGGAAGTGATTACTACCCTAATACTTCTGCAACTGAAGCTATTCTAAATCTGACCCTGAATAGTAGCGGTGTATGCACAGGTACAACATTTAGTGGTGGCACAGGCACTACGGGCAACCATTTCCAATCAAACCATACTTACACATATACATTAGAGTATTTGGATGGTTCTACTTGGGAAGATCATGGCGCACTAAATAGTGCATGGCAATTTGGGGTGGGCTATTCAGGTGCAACATTAGACACCTCAGCCAGTTCGGGAACAGTAAGGCAAATCCATGTTACTAACTATGGTTCTGGATACACATCTAACCCTACAATAACAGCTCCTTTGCTTATTGGGGGAATTACGCTCGCATCTCTATCACCGACTCTTGCATCTGCTAATCGTTCTCTAAGTGGTGTATCAATAACAAATGCAGGTGCAGGGTATGAAACAGCACCAACCCTGTCTATTCCTCATGGAACAGTTACGGCCTCTATGACTTCAACAGGATCTGTGAAAAGCGTCACTATTACAAATGGCGGGCAAGGATATACGTCAGAACCTACAATTGCATTCAGCAACGCAGGTTCTAATGCAACCGTAGCAGTAACCGTAGGCACAGGTACAGCAGAAGAACCCGTAGTGCATTCAAATAGCCACGCACTTGACGCTTGGGCAGTTAGGGGTTCAGCAGACTTACCCGCTTGGGGCGGGGTCTATGTCCTTCGTAAGAGCTACCTAAACAGAACACAAGAAGGGTCATTATCTACTGAGATATTCGGCACGGCTGGAAAACCGATGACCAGTCATCCTCGAAGAAAGTATGTTGATTATATCGTCAGACCCGTGAGGCCGTTGAAGCTATTCGGTTTTGCATCAAGCCTTCTGCAAGACGGTTGGACTCATGGTGCAAGATGTAAGACAACCAATACAGATGACATAGCATATCAGCCATTTACAAGAGATGGAAGATACGGTTTGTTTGAAACCGATGTATCTCAAGGACTGGGTAACAGCAGTTTCGTTGGATCCCCCGAAGGTGCATTCACGATGGATTGGCCTGATGCAAATGACTACGACATAGCGTGGCATTTGATTCCAACAGCATCTATGCTTCAATTCTTCAAGTCAGACGCAGCTCGAAAAACAATTGATGGCTCATTCAATCCAGAGATAGAGCCTCGATATTCTCAAACGCTTCATCCGGGCGGGGGAGAGCCGATATATCAATCACAAGTTCGTTATATCAACGATGGAACAGGCATTAGTGGCGACTTTGCTAAGCATGGATTAGAAGATGAGGTCACGCACATCTCAATGAAATCGTTGATGAGAACCTATCCTTCGTTTGTAGTCAAATCTCACTATACTGCGGGTAGTACCTTCCTAATACTTGATGATGCAAGCATACTCCCCTCATCCGGTGTCCTATTCATACCGGGAATAAGTGGTAAGTTTTCCTACTCAGCTAAATCGGGCAACAAGCTCACGCAATCCGGCAACACAATCACAGGATACACATCTGTTGGAGATTTAGAAGGCAAGGTGTTGCATTACACAACAGTAGCCTCACCATCAACCATCAACGACATAAGGTCGCTCACATTACCCTATCCGATCATACCAACACTAACAGATAACACACTTGTAATAGCCAAATTAGAATCAGATAGCTGGAGAAGATACGATACATCATTGGATTCTGTAAAAGAAACATCTCTAACATATCGTGGCTTATTGGAATATGATCCATCCGACTTTATCATGACCAGTCAAAGGCCATTGAAGATAGCCAACAGCAAGAATATAGCTGAGCTGAAAAACATATCAACATCCATTCAAAAGATAAGGATTGATGGTAGGGAGCTGTCTGAAACATTCTCACCACCATATCTATTTGATAAGAATGGTATGAGATTGAGAGTAGGTGGGGTCAAGGTTGAGAACCACACTACTTCTCTAATCTTCAAGAATATCAATGCAGATACATTATCCGATCATGGTTTAGATGTGGAGAATGGCGTTCTTCTGGGCCAGTTAGGATATGTAGGAATCAGAACATCAGATGCAGCTTTGATGATGTTGGATGACGCTGAAGCTGATGTAGCGGGATACAATGTCACACCGACTTCTGCGTTGATTGCTAATGATAGGGATATATCTGATACGCTCAAAGCTCATCCCTCATTACGCATTATCAATGACCATTCCTCTACATTTGTAGCTCGAAAGACAAGAGGCATAAGCATCATGGAAGCAATAAAGAATCTAACACAGTTAGATGGTCGCCAGCTCGTCAATGAAAGAAATGGCGGGCTGATATACGGCAGTAGTACCTTCAAGAATAAGGGTGCTACTATCGGAATGGGAAGTATCGTCAAGTCGGTTGGAGTTAGCCGTATGATAGATTCGCCTAATGAGGTGATTGTTAGTGGTGATGATTTAGCTTCTAATGAGAAGGTGTTTGTTGCTATCAAAGACCCAGAAAGGATGAGAAGTGAAGCAGGTAAGGGTGCTACATCTAACTTAGCAAGAGTCCTAAGACAAAACATTCCCGGTCTGAAAACCAAACAGGAAGCCATGAAGTTAGCCAAGTCAATCTTAGCAAGAACGGAGAATACCACACCTGTAATAGAAATCAAGGGTGCTGTTCGAGCTACAGATATAACGCCCGGAGATATGATTAACATTGATTTACCACTACATGGTCTAAGGGGAGAATATGCTGTCTTTGAGTCTGAACACAATTACAATCAGCTTGAGAGCAACTTTGTAGTAGGTCAATACGACAAAGGAATTGAAGGTCTGCTATCAGATCTGCAATCAGTATCTTCAACAAATGAACCAACAGATGAGTCAGCTTCTACGATTGTAGATTTGGTTGAGCTTGCAGTATCTGGTGCTATCAAAGTGAAGGCGGTTCATCGTATATCGGTTCGGTCTGTGAATAATAGAGGATTCCTCATTGGTGCGAAAGAGGCAAAAGGAATGGGGAAAATAGGTGTGCGTAGTGGGAACAAGCGAGCTTTGCCTATCGGTCAATCAAAATCAATATTTTATGTGGTGAAATAATGCCTGTGTTAGATACTCTCAAGTCAGCTCTTACCGACCATCTCTCCACATTAGTTACAAGGATGACATTGGGTTCAACGGGTGGCGATTCATCAAGTAAAGACGGGGGGGCAGGTAATCCTCAGATTACAGTCACACCCAATGTGAGAAGGATAGACGATAGAACCCTATCTGTATCAGCTATATTTGATACTCAGCAATCTTCATCTCAATCAATCAAAGAGCTGGTGGTGCATGGCGACACGGCACTTGACACCCCTGCCTACCGTGCTACATTCATGCCAATCACAAAGGACTCAACCAATGAAGTAAAGGTGGATGTTTTACTGGAGGTACGCTAATGGACTCATATTCTCAATTTCGCCACCGCCCCGATTTGCCGAAAAAAGCTGACAGGATTGACAGGGGGTATAACTGATGGCAGGTTTAGGTCAAGGGCATGAAGCTGCGGAACAATCCTATCAGAATGATGGATTAAGAGATACTGATGTGTTAGCCAGTCCAACGCTGACTAACTTCAATGAAAGAGCTTTGTTGAATGGTGTAGTTCCGACTACAATAAATGATTACCACACATCTAACTCTAATCGAAATACGCATACAGTAGGAAATTGTGCGGTATCTAAGGATGTGTCTAATACAAGTGTAGTGGTTGCAGTAGGTACTGTTCTGTTGGATGGTATGTTCTATGAAATCTCAAGCACTACGATAGATATTACAGCAGGTGGCAACGCTTCAAAGTTCTTGGGCGGAGCTATACCTACCCTCACGGGTGCGGATTATGAAAGAATACTATTGGTATATGTTGATCCTACAATATCGGGATACATCAAAATGGCTTTTGGCGATGAGATAGACACATCCGGTGGCTCATACCCTCAAAGTCCGTCTGGTCATTTAACCAATCAAACAGTAGTTCTTGCATCTTGCAGACTCACATACAATAGTGGTGTCAAGATTACTACTGTTGAAGATAAGAGGGTGTTTGTAAGACCCGGCCCTGTTCCTCTATCCGCATTGACCAATCACGCATCAAATGGTAGCTTCCCTGCTAACGATTTCATATCAGGCGCACAGGCAGGGACATTACCTGTAGCTGACTTGGGATTCCTATTCGCAAGAGATCCAGCAGGGATTACAAATGCACAGGGTTCAGGGCAACTTCATTTGTTTTGGCAATCCGATCAAGGTTTAGGAGAATACGCAGGTGGTGGTGGTGCTTACCAGCTGACCCCTACTCATAGAACATCAATCAAGCAATTCACATGGTCGCCCGGTAGTGCTAAGACAATTACATTCGGAACAGATATTCTATACAAGCCATTACAATCACAAGATGATACTGGTTTGTATCTGATTGATATTGTTGCTTGGGATGCTTCCGATGCGGTCAAGACTGAAGGGAGATTGATACAGGGTAAGCATGACGGCACGAATAACGACTTCTATGTGAATAGTGGTGGCACAGCTATTACCATCCCTACTAATACGGGATTCAATAGTGCAGGTGCAGACAATATCCAAATCACCTACATTCATGCGGGGCATAACTGATGTTATCTGGTCGAGCAAGAGCTAAGGCATACCAAGATAAGATTAGTCAAGACTGTCCTGAATGCAATCAACGGGTTTTAGCTATTCGAATAAACGGATTCTATGCAGGGTCAAGAGATAGGATATTCCTGTGGGAATGCCCTATATGTGAGGCTGTTTGGAAGAAAACTCGACCTAAAGTCCATGTATCATTGTCCGATGTGGGTCAAGCATGAGCGATGCTTTTGACCAAGCTTGGGGGTTAGCAAAAGCATATCCCTTACTTTGGCCGAAAGAATTAGACAATGACCCTGATTTTGGCGATTTCTTTGATACCAGTGGGCCAAGTGCCTTCACCTCAATCCCTACTCAGCAAGGTCGTAGTAAAGGAAAAAAAGCTGCAAGCTTTGTTCGTTTGCCTAATCTATGGAGAGGAACATCAAGGAGAAGGAGAAATGAAAGCCCAGACGATAAAGAGCTGAGGCTCATTCATGATTATTTGGAATCTGATGTGCATGAAGATATTCATGTTGCTATGGATAATATCGGAGAAACATCAGATGTTCCGCTTCATAATGAAATCCCTGCTATTATCGGCCAAGCACTACAATTTCAAAGAAGGCCAAGACGCTTAGATCCTAATGATAAAACATGGGAGAATCTTGATGCAGGGGTGTCGCCTACTAAGACAGCCGTTGATACTGCTTTGGGGCTTGCACCTCATCATCATCAAGCAAAAAGGGGGAAGTACAAATGGTAACTGACCCTTTCGATGTAGCTTGGGATGTAGCTAAGGGCAAGTTCCGAGGATATTCTCGAAACAATATTAGCGATAGAGATAGCAAGGCAAGCAAAGCCCGTGCATGGAGTCAATCACGCAAGAATAAGCGTAGAAGAACCAGAAGAAGGTATGCTCGTAATAAGACAAGAGGAAATGTGCGACCTAAGATGAGGCGACAGCTCGGTGCAGGTGGGGCAAGAGAGCAAGTCAGCAAAGAATGGGGTAAGATGTTAAGACCTGAAGGCTATGAGCCGATCTTGATGAAACAATTTCGATGGGAAGGCAGAACGGGGTCTGAAAGCGACATTATGGATAAAGTCAATCAAGTTATGAGCGATTATGAATCGTGGAAAAACAAAGAAGGAGCAAAACCTCAGCTCCGTGTCCCCCCTGCAAATGTTAGAAGTGCAGCTCGTAAGAAACCTATGAAAGAAATGATGATTGAAGGCGGTGGCGGGACACAAGCTATGCTTAATGCGATACCGGGATTGACTGATCGCTCAAAGGGTGGGATACCTCAAACAGTAAATTGGTGGGGTGGAAAACAACAATTGGGGAATTACTTTCGTGAAATGTTTAGGCCGTATAAAAATACACATAGACCCGTTGAAATGTTTGGCGGGGCGCATCAGATGTTGAACGCTTTGAATAACCCCAGTGGCCTCTATACTGAAATAAACCCTGATTTGGTAAATAATCTTGAGATGACTCAACAAGGTTTGTTTGTTCCTGATTATGGCCCGAACACAAAAGAGGTCTTACAAGAGATAACAGATAGAGCAAACAAGATACGATACAAAAGAGATGTATTGGAATTGCCTTTGAGCTTTGATGAAAAAATGGAATTAGCTCAGCTATTCACATCAGCTAATAGTAGAGCATTTCAAGGTAGTATGAATTACAAATTAGATGATGACTGGAATAAAGGGATGGGTAGAATGAAACCCGGAATAAGAAGGGTGCAAGGCGGAAGGGGAGAGCCATCAATCTCAATGGACTTTCGGGCATTAGCACCATTAACGAGAGATTGGACTGTACTCAACAAACCATTCCAAGAAGTAGCACCTACATTAGGAGAATGGGACTTTACTTACTTTGACCCACCATACCCTCATAGGACATTTGATTACGCAGACAATATAGAACAATCCTCAAGAGATGCCGATTCAAAATTACAAAGAGAAACAATTGAAGCTGCAATCAATAGTGCTGGGCCAGTAATTTACTCAAATTATCTCACCAACCCAAACACAGGCGAAGTGTTGCATGAAATAACAGATCCATTGATAGACGATGATTTTACCATTGATGCTTGGCCTCGAAACATAAAGACGAGCAAACCCGGAGGCAAGAATGTCTTGGAAATGATTGCTACAAGAGATATTGATTGGCCGGGAATGGGTAGAAAGGGATTCAAGATACCAGAATCAACTCTCCGAGAGTTCGGGTTCTGATTCAAATAATTCTGGATTCTCAATCCAAGCTTGAGGTAAGATATGATCGTATATGTCAATTGGTATGGTTTCTAACCTTCCTGTATCGGGGTCAATTATCTTCACACGCTTCTTCCTCCTCAATTTATGACCAAACTTAGCTACCATTTCACATTCAGCACATAGGCTCTTGGCTACGCTTCTAAATCTTTGATTGAACCATTCCTCAAATAACTCAAAGGAATTGAATATCCATGAGAGATGAGGAAGCCATGTCTGCTTTACACCATTCCATCGTATTACCTCTCTCATGGGGTATCTTCTCTTTGCGAGGCTGAAAGCTTCAGCACCAGTCAATCCAACGGCATCCATCAAATCAATCGTCTTGAAATTGATACTGTATGCTTTTGCTAAGAGCTGGTAATCCAGCTTGGTTGAGTTATATCCCATCAATGTAGTATCTTCTGGTAGCTCTTTCAACCAACCTTCTAATTCCGATAAGCTCAGCATTTCCGACTCGTATCTCTTGTGTTTGATAGGTTTGTTCAACACATCTGAGAATACAAAGAAACAATCGCCACTAAAGAAAACCGCAGTATCAATGTGAAACTTGTCTAAGTTCGAGTAGTCCTTATCTGGATCTTCACTACTAAATATTCTGAAAGCAAGCACCTTTTCTGTATTCATCCATGTGGGTAATCTTGACCATATTTTCATGTTATCACCAATTCATTTGGATGTATGCAACCCTGCCCTTCATGTGCCTCTCGGCAGTATTGTTCTGTATATGCTTATCCAATCGCCTTTGTGCCGTCTTGACGCTCACATCGTTCAACTGAGCATACACGGATTCAAGCTCCGCCTTCTTGACGACTTCCCTACCAGTCTTAGGATGAATCTCTTTAGACACTTTGTTGAATGCTTGCTTCCATGCGTGTTGCTCGGCCTGTGTCCTCTTTCGAGTCTTGACGCTTTGCTTCTGTTCCAACCAAATAATTGTGTTATACAGATTGTCATAGATGATTTCCTTAGACATCATCACATACTCCGCAGTAATGACTGAGCTTTTCATGATTGTAGCTATGTGATTAGCCATTATTACTGTATAATTCTCAACATTAGGTAGGAAGCTGGTTGCCGTATCTCTAATTTCATCGTTTGATATACCTCTTACTAGATCATAGTAGTCATCAACAGCATTTAGCAACGCTGCGTGATATGATGGCCCAACGCTGAATATATCGTATGCGTGTCTGATAGCAGTATCCTCACGCTCGCCATCAGATAGTGCCTTCCATTCTTCCTCAGTCAAACCCGCAGCTTTCAACAGTCTGCCTTTGACTTCATCCCTGCATTCCATGAGATACTTGGCTAAGTCCTCATAACCCCATAGCTTATCAGGAACAGGAACATAAGTGCCGGACATACGGTGTTCGCTTGTAGTCTGCCTTGTTTCCATTGTTACATCGTTTTGATAGAAGAATACACGCTGAAAGAATCCTTTCTCAAGCACATGAACCATAATGTCCTTTGGTGGGAATGTAGTCATCCACATAGAAACACCTGATGGTGTCCTTACTGTTCCAGATACCAAGTGCTTGACCAACACATTTGTTTCTGAACCGATCGGAGCCATAGCCTGTTGCAGATAGAGAATCTTATCTGAGAAATACGCCTTCTGGTCATTCAACAACACGCTTGCTTCATCAAAGGTCAGCGATTTATATCCATTCAACAGACCGGGAACAACTTCGTAATCCACTTTGCCTGTTGGCTTACCATCCTCATCATACAATGGGACTTCTTTGACCGTACCTATCATCTTAGCATCAGAACCTGAGCTGAACATTTCTGTTTCAATATCGCATAGCTTCAGTATCTTAGCAAGAAACTCATAGGCAACAGATTTACCGGATCTTGAGCCTTGAACCCAATACACATGGAATCTGCAATCAACGAAAATACCGTGAATAGGTATTCTCATGTAAGGGGCGCACATCAAACCCATAGTGAAAAAGAAAGACAGGATACCTGCATATTCGTTGAAATAACTGACGCTATTGAACCTGCTAAGATATTCCTTTAGAAACTTTGAACCTTCATAATCCGATGAAATTAACTTGTAATCGCTCCACTTTCTTGTGGTCTGAGATTCGTTTCGGAGTAGCATGGGAATCACTGGGAATGTTCGGTAGTATCAACTGATTATAACACCTTACTCAAGACCGAGCCATTCTGACCTTTTCACTTGCTATTTTCGTTTCGCTGTTTAGAACCTCAGAAATGCGGGTTGCTCGAATCTTACCCAATCCTACAATCTCCGTCAGCTCTTTGACTGGTGCCGAGCTAATCTCAGCTACAGAACCAAACTTCTCAAGGAGCTTGTGAGCTATGGCTTCGCTTGCCCCCGCAGCTCGTAGTGTATCTACTCTCATGTCCTCAGAAGTGGTCTTTCTTAGAACACGATATGTTGATGATGAACCAAGCGTTCCATCCTTCTCAAATCTCTTACAAATGAATCGAGCAGCCGAAGATCTATCGGGCAAGGTGATAATTTGTATGTCGTAGTCCGTGCAATACCTTGCTAAAGAGCCGACATAGCTTGACCATGCCTGTTGGTATCTGATTTTCCTACCACTCTTCATGACTTGGGCGAGATACTGGTCAAGAGTACCCCATACCAATAGTATTGCATTGTTGTAGTTATCATCCAGATTGTTGAGCTGTTGCTCAAGATGACCACTCATCATGCTACCCATGTAGTCATGAATGCTTTTTGCTTCTATGCCTACGCTGTTGAATGCGTAGTCTGCAATCATGTTCTGCTTAGTCTTGTGATGCAGACCATCTTTCTTGTCAATATACTTCTTTACTAAGTCCTCTAATCCAGATCGCTCTCTATTATCAATAAACAATACCTTTGTCATTTATCATCACCCCTGTTTTTCATTAGACAGTCATAACACACCTTATGTTCTGGATCCCAAACAAGATTACGCTTCTTTTTGCATTGATGGCAGGTCAGCATTTGATACGGATTGATCATCCATCCACCTTCTCTAACCAATGTTCCCATTCAGAACCGAAGCGATAGTCTGCCTTCTGATTATCGCTTAGCTTATTCACAAAGGCGGCCATAGCACCACAATGAGAGCATTCCAGTGTTACTAACATACCCTCGCCCTGCAACCCCATTTCCTCAAAGGGTACATCTGACTTCCACATCAATTGCTCGCCACAAAAGATGCAAGAGCAGACACCTTGAGGCACTACAATCTCACTCATTATCATCACCATTTATCTCAGCTACAGACATACCTGATTCATGGATTAAGAAAGCTCGATTTAGCATATCAGTAACCATGTCTGCCCATTCAGGATCCATAGCTAATGCTACAACATCTGCTTGGTCTTGGCTTTGCCTCATCTGAGGGTGATGGCATATCTCAGTAACACCTGTTGATACATTCAGTCTGAAAGACCAAGGCAGTATGTCTTTGATTTCTTCCAAATCTTTTGCATATTCTTCTTCGGTCTTGTTGCCACTCTTTAGGCTCTCAAACAATTCTCTCGCTTTCTTTTTCCTTATTTCATCTATGTCGTCTGTCATAATTATGTCCCCTTTCCATCGTAATACGGGCAACGCCCTACACATAAGCCCTCGCTGAAAAGCTTAGGGCAACTGGGAGTCTTGTAGTACCTGTTAGCACCGTGAGATAACATTTGGTGCGTAACACTTGGTTTGTAATCTGACCATTCAAGTGATTTGATGAATGCGTGAGCTTTTGATACGACCTCTTTGTTTGGTATTGAGCTGGTTTCAGGTGGCCGTGCAAATCGTCTGAAGTAATCGAGCAGATACATCATGAGATACACACGGGGCTGATGTGCAGGGTTATCACCTTTGGTGCAAGCCGCAGCGTGAAGGCAGGGTAGCATTGGTATTCCCTCTATATTCTTCATATCCACCGAAATCTCGGCGGCATCAAACTTCCCAAAGAATCCTGTCAGTCCTGTCATGCGATATTCTGGGTCATCTATCTTGATTAGCTTGAGAGGCATACCTCTCTTGCCTCTAATGTGCATACCACTTGACGGTTTCTGAGCCTTCAATATGATAGCATCCCAACCCCTTGATAGTAGCTCGGCAGATACTGGTATAGACCAAAGACCCCTCTTTACATTGTATGTGTTAGGGATTCGAATGTGCCTATCGGGTCTGAATGATACGACAGGATCGAGAGATACTAAATCTAAATCACGAACCCACTTATTCACAATCATCCGACCAGAGAACAACAACTGACTAAGCTCATCCGGTGGTAAATCGTATGTCTTGTCTAACAGAACCCAAATGTGGAATCCACCACCGCTAAAGAATACCGTGTGCTTCCAACCGTTATCCAGAAGATGTGCAGATAGCTTCCAAGTGTCCTCAGCACATCTTTCTCCAGCTTCTTCATCAGACATACCTAACTGTTCTATGGCCCTGCCTTTGTCAAGATCCACTACGAAATGGGGGACAATAGCTGTGGTATATTCGCATCTTTTACCACCCGGCTTGGTTTCTTTGAATGGATATACCGTCACGGTTAGGTTTGCTTTGCCGTTAGTGTTTGAGATGTATCTTTGAAACTCTTTCTTAGAATGGATAACTCTCCTTACACGCATATCCACTTCTCTTGGGTAGCCATCGAAAACGCTACTCATACTTGTCACCGCCTTCTAATGATATAATCAAACCTCGTAGCGTGTCCTGTGCCTTATCGTAATTCTCATCCATGATGTGTTGAATAGCTATGCTCACCAAACCAATAATAGCTTTATTCATCGGATTCCCCCTTCTTACAAGTACAGGCTTTGAATAACATCTGCTTGAGCTTTGATCGCTGAAGGTTGTCCTCATTTGAGTATTGAGAATGATATGGGCAATTAGGATCCGGCATCACTCATCCTCCCAAGGTATTGCTGTTGCACCATATCGTGGGCAGAATGCCTTGACCCTGCACCATGGCTCACAAATATACGGCACAGCTCCCAACGGCTTCAATAGAAAGCTATCTCCGTTGTAGCTACCATCATATCCTTGATGTGATTTGATTAAATCGCTAATGTCTTTCTTCATTAGAGCTATTTCTGGTGACTTTATGGTTTCAATGACTCTAAACACACGGTCATCGTATTCGTCAAGCAAACCGCCCGTATGATCCCATCCCCAGTATGATGTATTCACGCCTTTCAACTTAGGATGGTCGCAGATAGTAAGGAGATAGACATAGAACGCCATTTCCTTACGCATTGATTCCCACTTGCTTTTCTTATCCTTGAATACGCCCGTTTTCAACTCATGAAGATGAATAGCACCATCTTCATCCATGAACATCCTATCTATTATCCCTGTAAGATGCACCTTTTGACCGTCTATCTCAACCACAGCATTCAATGTAATCTCATTACCTATGGGTTTGAAATATTCTGGGTTGCTAACCATGAATCTCTTAGCTTCAGCAACAAAGAGCTTGTCAAGATGCTCTTGTTCGCCCAGCTCAAAGACTCCTCTCTTAGGACTGGAATCAGGTATGAATGTTCGAAAGTGCTTGAGGACTCTTTCATAACCGTGCTTCTTTAGAGCAACTGCATCTTCAATATTCAGATTATTGTAGAAGTCCTCAGTAGCGTCATGAACATTACTTCCTCGTATCATAGCTTCAGTTTCTGGTTCTTTGACACCAAGAACCCGCTTGATGAAGTATTGTTGTTGGCAGAAGGCGTAATCTCCTACTGATGACTTAGACATTCTGAGTATAACATTCTCCGGCATACCGGGATGATATTGGTAGCTGGATTCTAAATCAGGATGACCCGGCACGGGATATGATCGTGCAGGTCTGATTTCCATTCCTCTCACTCCGATGAATCTTTTACATCATCGGGGTGTGAAAACGAACCATCTCTTAATCCCGGCCAACCGTACCATTCCGAACCTGCGGGATCTCGTCTGAATATCTTGACCCTGCCTGTTGCATACAAGCTCGCTCTATTCTCAACAAGAGTAGCAAAGGACTCACTAACGCCTGTTAGCTTGCCTGTCGCATCTCTTTCTTGAACCACTTCACCGACTACTAATTGTTGCAGCTTACCTTCTGTTCCGTCTAACCAAGCAGGTACTTCACCACCTACAACGACATTACCATCGCCATCGTAATTCTTCTTCATGTGAGTTAGAAGATAGACATGAATGCCTCTTCGAGATAGCTCTTGAAGTGCCGTGATAGCCGAATTGTATCTCACCTTTCTGATATTCCAATTGAATCTACCCGATCCAAGAAGCTCTTTGTGAGGCTTACCAGATACAGATATTCCATCAACACCCAATCCCAAATCCTCAACCTTCATGAGGGTTTCACAAATGTTCAGCCATTGGTCTGCACCGTCAAAAACCACAGTCTTGAGATAAGGACTGGGCATACGGCCATGCTGCCTAAAGTATTCATTCTGCTTGTCTGCCATTTCTATCTGCGCTCTTAGAATATCCATGACTCTTTGATAGGTTGCAGGGAAGTCGTAAGGTATCCTACTCATGCTATCTGGGTCAATAACCCAAGGATCTAACACGACAATATTAGCTGAGCCACCATGATGAGCTGATTTGGTCGTTTCACCTGCGGTATCAAAATCTAACAAATGAATCTCAGCACCGTTGGCCTTTTCCTCATCATTCAATGAGTCAAGGCTTGAACCAGTCTTACCCGATTTAGGCGGTGCAGCCCAACCAACAAACACAGGTGGCTTGTTAGATAGGTGTGCTATGTTTCTCGCACCTTTGATTTGATTCCATGCAGGGTTGCTACTGTGAGTCATCCAATTCTTCTGAGCCTGTGCAGGTTCAGTCTGCTTGACTACAACAGGTTCTGGATCAGCTTTGGTGATTTGCGGAGCTACTGGTGGCGTGGGTGCTGTTGCACCTGTGGCCTTCTTGTATTCCTCTTCAAGAGCTTCCATCTCATCTAACATCTCATCGGGCATACCATCCTTTAGCTCAGCCACGAAATCATTCGTGGGTGCTTCGGGTACATTACCCTCAAACCCCGAAGGGAGATTGAAAGACTGGGTGGGTGTTGTTGATGGCTTCTTTTCGATTGCACCCTTTTCTGAGCTGGTATCAATCGGTTCAAAGTTATCAAAGAATCCTGTTCCACTCAAGGCAATCCCGCCCACTTGTCATCCGAATTGCCGAATCCATCAAACTGGGCAACATCGTTGGTATCCGCAGGTGGGGGTGGAGATACGATCGAGCGTAGCGGTAGTGCATACACATTCAATCCATCCATGTTGTAGTTAATATCTCCCGAATCACGGCTAATCCATGTCCTTGTTTGAACAACACACCATACTCTTGAGCCTTGTTGGTAGTCATGCCAACCATCATCCTTCTTTACCTTGTGAGCATGATGGTCATTTACATGAGTAGCATTGAGATTTACCCATACACCTGAGTTAGATGGATCTTCCCTTCTCAAGCTTTGATTAGTCAGAACGATAGGATGCCTTGCACCGCCTTCTGCATACTCATCGGGCTTACCGTCAGAATTGATGTAATCTACTTCACCCATGACGGCAAATATTGGGCCGATTTCTCCACCATTGTTCATGGTAATTTTGTTCTCGGCTGAATCGTGATAATTCATGTAGTCCTCAAGGGCGCATACAGGAATAAATTGAGCTATGTATTGGTCTGGTTGGAACATGGCGTTGGCCTTAGACAACGCTTCTTCTGGAACCCAATCAAGACCATAGTTAGGGTCAAGGTTACGAGCTTCTAAGATTCTCTCTTCTGTACCCCATGATGTTGCTTCTTCTGCTCTAAAGCTGATTGGAACATTCATCACTAACTTGACATTAGCCGCATCAAAAGCACACTCCAATACGACTGGAGCTTGTGGGCCTTCGGATAGAAACTTGTCAATGGTATTACCTGAGAACACCCATCGAGCCTTCCAAAGATATGCAACCTTTGGCTTACGATCTTGCTTCAATAGACAAATATTAGCCACACCGCTATTGATTGGTATGACCCAATTTGGTGGGTTCTCTTGCGTTCCCGGCTCAGTATGCAATCTGTTATCAGTCGCATCAACGGCAACCCAATTGCCGTTATCGAAATAAACACGGCCAACAGGGATGTTCTTATCGTTATTTACGATACCATACTTGAGAACATTATCCATATTGATTTCAGCTGCATCAATGGCGTTCTGCCTTTGCCTTCTCATGTTGTCTTGTCTGCCTAAGTATCCGATAATCATGCCAACTTGTGTTTCGCCTGAGCCACTACCGCCACCAACTCTACGAGCTGATGCAGCATAGTATTGCTTGAATACATCCAATTTGTCATCCTTATCCCAGTTATCCAATGATTCGCCCTGTGCGACCCATAGATCTGATAGAGCCGACTTCAGCCATTCTGTAAATGCTGTTTCGACCTCATCCTTAGACAATCCTCTTTCTTTTGCTGTTGCTTTCAATTCCTGTGCGTATGTCATTCTCTTCACTCCAATTACTGTTCGGGGAATCTTCGGATAATCATACAATACTTAACATCTCACACCAAGAAGCTGTTCTAAGCGGGATATTGTAGCTACAACTTCATCATGCGTTGTTGGTTGTGTAATCTCTCCATTGGTGGCTCTAACCATCTCTATGCCATAAGCAGTAGGAGATAAGTCCTCAAGACCATCTATGGCCTCAAGAAGTAATGATATTTCATCGGGTTTAGAATACGATCCTCTTGCTTCTACACCGATGTTATGCAAAGCTCGGAGAATACTTTCGTTAGTCCTATTAAACCATAATTCGGGTCTGATTATGTATCCACAGCTAATCTCTTTGGTTATCTGACATTTGATACCGCCACGAAGGTTGGTCGCCATCACAATCAAATCTTTGATTTCTGGGGTTAGCTCCATCCTATTTCCTCCACACCTATTACATCTGAAATACCCGATGACGGACTTCCTTTGATTATACTGCCTGATATGTATGGGCCGTAATCTCCCCAACCCGCCGCATCAACAGCTACCTCAACAAAGCACGGTGTATCAATTCGAATGTTCTCCCCCTCTTGCATCTTGTAGGTGGATTCTATGTGCCTCTTGATGTATTTTGTAGCTTCAGCATTTGATTCCAGCTCGCCAAGAGGATAGTACCCCAAACCATCTCTCGCAGATACAGTCCAGACTGGATAAGGTGCAGCTCCTGTCTGAAGCTGAACCACTTTACCACTTGTTACTCTCAAGACTCTTGGCTTCTTCTCAGCTCTAATTAGAACCAACTCATCAGATGTATTCTCATAAGACAATATCCCTCTCGCATTTCTTAGGACTACCGGGTTCTTTTCAGATAACTCAACAACCGATAATGGATCATCTAATTCAGTAAGAACCTTGATTGCCCAACGAGCTATTGTTTCTTTCACCCACTTTCTACGAGATTCAAATGACATTTTCGTATCATCGGGCGTAAGCCAATCAACAACCAACAATGGATTATCTCTCATCTCAGCGTAATCGCATAGGTAAATCCCGTTTGGTATGTTAGCACCCTGCGCCCATCCTCTCAATGTAGTGGGGGCTTCGGGCAACTCGCCACCCGATGCTGTGAATCCCAAACATTGGTCGTCATTGATATGTATAGTTACCCACGCACCTTCAGCATTTTCAATGAAACATTTAGTGAATTGGATTGAGGCGGGGTCATCAACAAAGGTCGGAGAGGGTATCACCAAAGGCCAACCATTTCTGGGCCTAATTACTTCATACTCAAAAGCTCCACCCGATAACAGCATAGCCGTTTTCTTCAAACCAGTTAGGTTGATTGATGATCGGATGTGATGGAATCTCTCTCCATTGGCCTTAGCAAGCCCGGAGATAATATCACGCCTCTTTGCAGGGCCACCTCTAACACTCAACCTATGCAAAAACACCTTCATATCTCGACTGTTGAGCTTGAAGAATAATGGATGAAGAAGCTTAGACCTTGTTTCATTGTCTATGTTTGGTTTCAATATGCTCTCTATACGGGTGTAGGCTGATAACATAGACATATCCGTGACTTCGCTTTCACAAAGCTGACTGAGCAACACTAATGGATCTGGACTATCCTCAACCTCAGATGGAAATGCACCAGTCAGTAAGTAATACATCTCACGAAAATCCTCATCAGACAATCTAAACTCAGAAGCTGGAGAATAGAAGAAAAAGGCCACAGGCCATTGATTGCTCGATGCAGCGATTAAATTGTTAGCAATTAAATCTGAACGATTTCGAGCTTTAGTCAAAACTCTCCATGTTTCAGCGATAGCTCGGTATGATAGCATTGTACTCACCAAAAATCAGACAGTCTAATCTGCCCCAATCTAAATCCACTTGCGATAGATGCGACTCTATCTGGAATCAAAGCAGCAAACTCTTCATTCAACTCGCAGATAACCGCATTTCTATTGTGTAATATTGCTACACCTGCTGTTGTTCCCGAACCGCCAAACGGATCTAAAACAATTGAGGGAACGACTGGGTGTTCTTCAAGAGGAATCTCGCTTTTGTATATCCGCATAGTCTTGATTCTATCCTTTGTTTTGTTTTCTATAATTCTCTTCTTTACATCGCTTGCAGGTTGAGCCATTGAAGATTCGTAATCCTTCTGATTATCTCCAAAATACTCTCCTTTTGTAGTAACGCCCCATGTCGTTTTAGCCACCTGTGCAGGTGTCATCTCAGCAGGGATTACTACTTCTTCCATCACTAACTCGCCAAAGCATTCACAACTTGGTTGCCAATCATTTCCTATTCTTGTATATGGTGAGCCACATTCGCCACAGCAACCGTGAGCTGATGTTGAAGCTAACACGCACGGCTCAATTAGCTCCGGTGGAAATACTGCGAAGTGTGCGCCTTTGTATGGCTTGGTAGTAACAGTCCATACTGAACGCTTGTTTCTACCGCCACCGTCAGATACCCACTCATCACCACCAATCCCACCAGATACTGCTTGATGGTCTGCACCGCCCTGCCTACTTCTGAAGCTATTGCCTGACCGACCACCGCCATCTCTTTCTTTGATTGCTACATGATCATAGTAATACTTCTTGTTCTTAGTGAGTAGGAATATGTATTCATGGGATTTAGTAGGTCTATCTCTAACACTTTCAGGCATAGGATTAGGCTTGTTCCAAATAACGTCTGAACGCAGATACCAACCATCGGCTCGTAATGCAAAAGCAAGCATCCAAGGTATTCCAATCAAGTCTTTTGGCTTGATTTCATCGTGAGTCCTATCTGTTGGCCTTGTCTTGCCCTTACCGCCTGTTGCATTATGATGAGCTTTGTTCAGACTGTCTGTTCTCGCAGCTTGGACTTCTGCATCTTTCATACCGCTACGACCTTTACCGCCCCAGTATGAATCACCTATGTTCAACCATAAGCTACCTGTTGGCTTCAGCTTCTTTCTTACCAGTCTGAATACTTCAACCAAGTTTTCTATGAATTGCTCAGGTGTATCTTCCAACCCTATCTGCTCATCAATCCGTATAGCACCGCACTTGACACAATTTCCTGTTGAGAGAGATTTTTTGTTGCTACCTCGCCCGCCTTTGTCAATGAAGTTTCTATTGTTGCCCAGTGTCTTGCCTTCATGCTCACAGTTAGGGTCGCCCCCTTCCCATTCAGCCGTTCCGTAATCTCGAAGGCCATAGTAAGGCGGAGATGTTATGCAAGTATCAATGGACTCATCCTCTAATTCATGTAATGAATCAAGGCAGTTACCTAATAGCAACCTGTAGCTCACTCAGACCACCCTAAGAAATCAAGAAGTGATGGTTGTTTGATCCTTTTCATGGTCAAATCCTCAGTTATTTCGTATTCACCCGAATGAGCTATCCTTGCCCGTGCGATTTTCACATAATTCTCATCCATCTCTATACCTATGAAGCTGAATCCTTCTAAGTTTGCAGCTATCCCGGTTGTTCCGCTACCCATGAATGGATCAAGGACTATTCCGTGTTTAGGAGTCACAAGCCTACACAAATATTTCATGAGATCTACAGGTTTTACCGTGGGATGGGTATTCTTTCTCTCCATCTCTCCTTGAGCTTCTAAATTATCCAACCCTGCTTCTTTCTCTTTGCCTGATGGTTTAGCGCAATAGAAGAATCGAGATGCACCGCCCTCATCGCCAATCTGGGATGTATGTCTTTCTTGTTGAACACCATAGGTATTGAATTGCCCGCCTTTAGCTATTGAATCCATATTCCCTGATTTCAAATGCCCGCTTTGCTCATCAAGAACCTCGCCAGCTTCCTTATCCATAATCACATTCGCAGGGAATCTTCCTGTGGTGATTTCACCATCAAAATCCTTCTTCAAACCACTTTCATAAACAGTATTCTTGTGT